TCCTGCTGTTACTTTATGAATAACACAGCCAGCAGTCTTATAATTACCTTCCCAGGCTCTATACTGAGGATCTTTACCTTTTAGTTCAGGGTACTTCGTAATCAGTCCTGGATGTCCGTTATAGATTTCATATTTACTGCAAATATTTTCCGGCATAACTCTAAGCCATCCGTGTAGAGTAATAATAGGATTATCGTACGCTCGTAATATTAAGTCGTAATCTTCTAAAGTAGGTTTGTTTGGCAGCTCTACGTAAACTGTAATACCTTCACTAACTGTCCGTAAGTGATCAGGTCTCTCATTAGTAATAATAAGGTCCGGCTCTCTTCCGAGTAACTCACTTACTTTAACAATCTCAGACCCAGTCTGACTAAAGAATGCTATCCACGGACGTGTTGCTTCCATGTGCGAACCATCTAAAACGTTGAACATTATAAACTGCCTGAGTAACCTGCTCTGAGGTAGGTACCATATTAATCATCTCAAATAACTTAATAGAAGCTTTGTCCCATAAGCCTTGATCTTTGTACTCGATTCCTAATAGACCGTGAACTACTGGGTTAGAAGTATCTAGTGAGTAGATCCAATCATAGTCTTTATAGAAGCTAAACTCCTGAGGAAGACCACAACCTAGTAAGTGGTGAGGAATATCAGGATTAATAACACCATCACGTAGCATCTTACCCAGTAGAACTACTCTACCTAACATCCAGCTAACATACTTGTTAGGGTGCGGTACTAGCTGTTCGTAATAACTGTAGTCGAAGGAGATAGCCACCATATCTACCTTTGCTATGTTAATCATGTAGTCATAGCAATTGATAAGCTCAGAGTAAGTCTTTCCCTGTAATACGCCAATCTTTTTACTAGGTGCTGCTAAATGATCTGCATACTTAAAGTTCCATTCGGCCATATTAGCACAAGTACGTTTTACATTCTCTAAAGAGTCAGGAACGATGTACCAGGTAGGCTTTAGGTAATCAATCCAGAAAGCAAAGCGTTCTGAGTCAAAAGCTTCTCCTAATTCGAAGATAGAGTTATCTAAGATAATCTCTCGTCCTTTATCTCGTGCCTGTTCAAACTTCTCTAAGTAGTCTTCGTTCTCTTCAAAGAGATGTACTAAAGCATAATCATAGTCTGTGTGCTGCTGAATAGTATCAAAACTAGCAATAGGGCTCTCGTGTGCAATCTTAACCATTTAATTTTATGTTACTAAGCTCGTTAAATACTTTAGTTAACTCTTCTAGGCTTGTATCAAGCTGTTTAATATTACCCTCAATCTCAGAAGCTGCTTTTAATTTTAAAGCCTGTTCTACTACCTCTAAAGGTACTACCCAACGTTCTAGATCTTCTAAATAAATCTTATGCTGCTCTACTAATTCTTTTGCAGTCATTTCTTAGAATTTTTTAATTCCTCTTCTGTAAAGAACTGCTTTAGGTTAGGAGCAAAGTAATTAATTGACTTCATAACCTTATCATCACGTTTACGGTATACAACATAACGAGAGCCTACTTTACGGAAGTAGCAATCTCCATGCTCTTTTTCTCTTTCTTCGATAGTGTCCATAGCTTCCTGTAGAGTTGCACAGCTCTTAGACATATTTGAAGCCTGTACCTCTTTGTAAGCAGGTACTAACTTATCCTTAAGTCCAAATACCATAGTAGCGTTACCTACAGCTACATAGAGAAGGTCACAGATAGCATCTAATACCTCTATAATATCTTTCTCTTCAATAGCGTGAGCTAATTCTTCCGTCTCTTCTTTAATAAAGTCAACTACAAAGTTAGTTAACTTTTTATCGTTAGGAACGATAGGTTCGTAGTTGTTCGGTTTACCGAACGTTTTGTTGAATACTTCTACTTCGTCAACAAATTTTACACGTGTTCTTGTCTTTCTCATTTGCATGCGTAACCTTTAACAAATTCATAAAATTCTGCTCGTGCTGAGTCTTCTTCCATAAAGCTTTTAGATAGCTTAGATGTCTTCATAGATGCTCCTGCGTGCTTAGTACCGCGACATGATACACAGTTGTGAGTAGCTTCTACCATTACTGCTACGCCTACATTACCTTCACATACAGTATCTACTGCGTTGTGAATAGCGACAGTAAGCTGCTCTTGAATAGCACCTCTGCGGCCAAAGTGCTCTACAATACGATTCAACTTAGATAAGCCAATTACTTTACCTCCAGGACCTGGAATGTAGGCGATATGAACTCGACCTTGAATAGTCTGGTGGTGGTGTGAGCACATCGAAGTTAAAGGAATATTACCTTCAAATACAATACCATCATAACCATCAGCAGGGAAGGCTGTGATCTCAGGCATTGGGTTAAATCGTCCTGCCCATAGATCGTTTACATAAGCTTTAGCTACTCGACGAGGAGTATCGGATGAGTTAGGATCATCTCTCCATTCACATCCTAGAGCGTCTAGGAATTCACCGAATGCCTTAGCAGCATTCTCAATGATAGTATGCTTCTCAATATCAGTTAAAGACATAGAGTTCATAGAGTGAACTTTAAACTTCTCTGCTAGTTGAGAGGAGATACCATTAGCAAAGCCAGCCTGTGCTAGCTCTACATCATAACGTTTCTTTTCTGCCATATAAATTATTTGTTTTTAAGGTGGTGCTACGACACCATTATTCAATATACGAAAACTATTTTAAAGAGCAAACACATCTCTGTAATTTCTTGCATAACCTTTTTCATTATCCATTCCAAAGCCTACTACCCATTCATCCTTGATAGTGAATGCATGATAGGAAGCTTGTTTGGGTATAGGTGACGTTTCTCTAGTAAGTAAAGTAACGATCGAGATTGAGGCTGGATGTTTTACTTCTAGTAATTCAATCAAAGCATTCATCGTATTACCTGAATCTAAAATATCATCAACCAGGTATACGTGCTTACCTTTGATAGGAGTTTCAAGATCTTTTAAGATTTGGATATCTCCTTGCTTCTTTTTACCGATGTAGGATTTTACTCTCATAAAATCACACTCTACATCTATACTGAGATTCCGGACTAGATCTGCATAGAACATAAATGCTCCATTTAGCAGTCCTACCATAACTACTGGAGTTCTATCTCCATTGTGTTCAGCTGAGATCTGCTTGGCAATGATCTTAGTCTTGATATCAATATCCTGTGCTTTAATTAACTGTTGCATACTTTAATTTTACTCTATCCGAAATTGGAATTGGTTCATTATTCTCATCAATACGTACGAACTTAATGTTAGTCGATAAAATAACTGACTGACTTCCTGAGTATACGTTATGTGCTCTAGCTTCTAGGTACAAGGTTAAGGATGTTGTTCCTATGTCAGCTACCTTTCCGTAAATCTTTATTAACTGTCCTTCTTTAGCCGGACGTTTAAATAAGCACTCATCTATCTTTATAGTCACCATACGAGGTGTATCAGCTACTTCCATAGCCATAGCTGCTCCAGCAGCATCCAACCAAGCTAACAGCTTACCTCCGAAGAGGTTCGCATGAAAGCCTAAGTCAGATTTTTTAATAGGGTGTGTACTGATTAGTTGCACAATACTTTTTCTACTTTACCGTTGCTATATTTGATTACATATAATCCTTTAAGTTCAGCCCAATTTATATTAGATCCCATATAACGACCGTACCAATCGTAAACTTCGTATTGCATATTGCAATCAGCAATATTCTCTTCAATACCTACTGTAGAATTTACTACTAGGAAAGACCATTGAATTCGCTGTACACCAATTTTATCTCCGTTTCGATAATCTCCAATTTCAAAACCGGTAGCATATCTACCTAACGAACTAGGTACCCAACTAATACTATCATTATCCACATGCATAGAAAGCTGAGTGTATGTTTGAGGTACAAATACTCCGTTAGCATATCCCATAACCAGATCTGTTTGAGAGATAGAGACGATATCGTTATCTACTTCTTCTAAGAATGTATTCCATCCCCAGATAGGCTTCATTGTATTACGGGTATTAATCTGCTGATTAATAATAAAAGGTACTCTAGCGTATGGAGTTGAGTTGTTTGGAATATGCCAATAGTCTGCTGAGATTACAAACTCAGAGTTAAAGGAGTTTTGGGAGTTGTTGATCATTCCCCAGCAACAATTCTTATAAATGAATCGGTACTTATTAGAATCTAAATCTAAATACTCACTAGCGTAGTTTACAAGTGTCTGTCCTTGGAATGAAATTGGAGTAGTTCCTTGAGTTAGAGTAACTGTTCCATTCTGAACGTACCATCCTACGGAATTCATTTCCCATTTCTCTACTGTAATAGATTGAGGTGCTGGAAGCCCTCCTCCGTCAGTAACCAGCCATACTCCTACTGTTGTAGAGTCTTGAGAGGTTTGAGATACTCCAACCATTCCTCCCATGATATGAGATGCACTTGTAGTAAATCCTGCTACAAGCGCTACTAAAACCATTAATTTCTTCATTTTACTATTTTACTGGGTTTCCTTCTGTTCCAAATGTATACCAATCTGCTCCTTTAGGATCTTCGTTAGGGAAGTAATATTGGTAACTCTTTCCATCGAAAGTGATTGTCTTAATAAATGCTTTAGGTACTGTTGCTCCTGTTGGCAGTACCTCGCAAGTCTCATCGAAGATAACTTCAATCTCCACATCTACTGTGTAGAACATTGCTAGGTTTCTTTCTACTGCTTCTAACTCTTTCCAAGGTCCTCTGTTCAAACTCTGGTGCTGTAGAGCACAGTTCAAGTAACTGAAGGTAGCTTTGACCATATCACGAGTACAGTTGAATGCTGCTGCTGGTGCTAAGTGACCTTTATCCCAGACATTGTCTGCATAATCATCGTTATCTGATGTGTGATATCCTTCTACCTTCCAGAAGTTTAAACCATGTCTATCTGCGCCTCCCATTGGGCATTGTACGGTGTAAGATAGTTTGATAGGTTGCTCTAAGCTTTCGTCGTAATCTACTGTAAAGATTGAATTCTCTACGTGTTTTACTTGAGCTGATACTGATATAAAGCCAAAGAAGAATAAGGCTACCAGTGGCAATTGCATTGTCCATTTTTTCATAATTAATAATTTAGGGCTTTTGATATTACTGGGAATTGTTCGATAAAGATCTTTTTAATCTCTTTTGCTACGTCCTGAATCTCTTTCTGTGCATGAGCATCATCACGGAGATCAAGGAAATGAATCCATGAACGGATAGAACCGGTCATGTGAATTTTAGTTTTAGTTGCTAGAGGAAGTACCATTCGTGCTACTTCTCGTGCTACTCCTTCTTCTAGAAGTCTGTTGTAAAGGTCTTGACATACTCGGAAGTGTTTACCTATCTGAGCTGAAGCTGCTGTTTGGCGATCGGCATAGAAGATGTCTGGGTTAAATATTTCAGTAGAGCTCTGTCTGTTATCTTCAGCTTGCTTTCTTAGCTCTACACTCTCAAACATACCATCAATCAGGTTTACATCCTGATAACGTTGTGAGAACTCTTGAAAGGTAAAAGAGCGATGGCGGATAAGTTGAATACCGATAGCTTTAGAGGTCTCAATCTCTACAGACATATATCCGTGCTCGAATGGAGACCAGTGCTTATGTTTAATAAGGTAATTAAGAAGACCTTCAGGCTTCTCTACCTTGTCTGTACGCTTAGACGAGACTCTAGCAATCTTTACAATTGCATTCTCCGCTTCCGGAGTGACATGATTTAGTGTTACTTTCATATTTCTTGATGTTCAATTTTAGGAATTTCTCTACAAAAATAGAGTAGACCATCCTTGCGGAAGGTATGTGTACAAGACCAGTACTGTTTAAGAATTTCAACATCCCATTTAGGATCGTCTCTAAGAACTCTTTGAACTTCATACCAATCATCTCGTAATGTTATTATGTCTTTGTTTCTCATTTCCAGAACACCTGGATACATATTAATATTAGAGCTAAAAGGAGGCTAATAGCAGTCTTAGTAGATATTGGTTCATCCATATAGTACCATACCGCAAAAGCATATATGATCATACCGGTACCGAAACCTATAAAACGGGCTGGCCATAGAAGACCGCCGAAGCCTGCTACAGTTGTTCTAGTTGCCCAGATAAAGATAAATGAAATAGGTACACCGAATAAAGCGATTGCCCATTCGTGCTTCTTAAACCATTCCCAGATAAACTGACCATTAAGCTGGTAGAAGGTTATTAACTGTCCTAGGAAGAACAGGCTAGCTCCTATTAAGATACTCTTTATATTCAAAACGTGTATTTTTATTGGAAGCTACTATACCTCCATTAGTTAATGCGTCTAGTTTATATCCGTAGACTGCCAAGGCTTTAATAATATGAGCTGGTTCAATAATCCTGTCATGCCAGAGCTGCCATAAAGTTCCTAAGTATCCTTCAGCCATTACTTAATTCTTTTCTCAGTTCATCTATCAACACTAGTACTTCATCAGGCTCCATTGTGATTGCACAACAGGTAGTTACATTCTCTTCGATCTGTGCTAATAGTTCAAGAGCCCTACTCATTATACTGCTCTTTTAGTATCGTAAGCAATAATGTGATCACGTCCGGTCATATTATAACCGTGTTCAGCACATAGTTCAAATACCAATGGATACATCTGTACTAGTGTCTCTCTAGTATCACCGGCTGGCATGATAAAGGTCTTGTCTTTTGGGATGCCGAGCTCTACTCTATAAGCTTCGATCTCAGCAAGTCCGTCAGCAGTACCATCCCAAACAGGCTTGTAGTGGTAATCAGTATGATAGCTAATAGTCTTTCTAATGGCTTCAGTGTTCTTGCGAAGGCGATTGTGTGTCGATACCATCTTCTCATCTGTGATTGATCCATTGGGAGTAATAGCCCCAACAACAGGGACACTATTGCTAAATTTAGGTGATAAAGAAATGAGACCAATTGGATAATCTGTTTCGAGGAAATGAGAGCCTTCAGTTTCGATAGTAATGAGTATTCCTCTTTCATGAGCAAAGTGTGTTAGTTCGTTTACTAAGGCTGGATGCATAGTTGGAGAACCGCCGGTAAGCATCATTTCTTTGACGTGAGGATTCTCATCATAGATCTTAATAATGTCATTAAACGAGTACCCACCTTTCTCAGGGT